CTTCATTGCGGTCTATTCGGACAACAGCAAAGCTGAAGATTTGGGTGATACCGGGCTGCGCGCGAACGGTCGGGTTGAACTGACGTTCAATTGCGGTGTTTCGCTGACCATGGGTGAGTTGAACAAGGACACCGGTGTCACCGAAATCATCGAAGGATTGCCATCGACTGATGCGCAGTTCGAAGCCATTCTGGACATTCTCGGATGCCAGATTTGTCGTGTTCTGACAGATGCGTCAAACCCTTGGTCGCAGGTTTTCGGCAATCTTTGCGTGCTGGTTTCCAAGGCGCAGGTCCGGTCCAGCAGCGCGGCGGAAAACGTGCGCCTGGCTTGCGGTCAGCTGAAGGTGACGGTCGATGCCTATGCGGACCCACCGTTTGGTCAGGTGTTCGCTGACGGCAGTCAGTGGCCAATCTTTCTGGCGTTGATGGAACAGTTCGATGTGAAGCAGCTTGGCCTTTTCCGGCAGATGTTGGGTCAGCCTAGTTCTGCTGAATACCCGGACTTTGAAGCGCTGACCGGGATGACATCCCGCGACGCGGCTTCATTGCGCCTCTATTCCTTCAATGGCGTGCCTGCTGCATCCGTGGTGCAAGACCCGTCTTCAGTCGTGGACCGCAGCTGATGGGTCTGTCTGAACAAATGGATGACCTGCGCCGCCGGTTGGCAGTGTTGGAAAGGCGCATCGGCTCGCAGGGTCGCACGGGTGTGGTCACTGAAGTCGATGCCGCAAACGGGCTTGCCCGTGTGCGGCTGACGGAAGGTGATGCCCCCATGTCGACAGGCTGGTTGCCGTGGACCGAACCGGCGGCTGGTGCCAACAAAACCCACAACCCGCCATCTGTGGGTCAACAGGTCGAAATCAGGTCAGAAAGCGGTGACCTGCATGATGCAACCATTCAGGGCAGTCTGAATTCAGCAGCAAATGGCAGGCCATCAGGTGCCGGTGATGAATTTGTGCTGCTGTCTGTCGGTGCTGCATCAATCAAGGCCACGGGCGGTGGGTCTGCCATCGTCATCACCATCGGTGGATATTCCCTGACGCTATCGGCTGCAGGGGCGGTCAATACCGGCGGCGCGTTGTTTCACAACGGAAAAGATATTGGCGACACGCATACCCATAAAGGCGTGACGTCGGGACCATCAAACACTGGAACACCAAACTGAAAGGAAAACCCATGACGGCAATGAAAGACTATGAAGTGACTGCAGAACGGTTCATCGCGGGGCAGCACCGCAAGGTTGGTGAATCGGTCCAAATGATGGAACGCGCGGCCAAATACTATGTCGCGCCATACGGAGGCGGCCTGAAGGTCGCCACGCCTGTGGCTGTGCCGGTTGGCCAGAAGCCCTTGGGAAAGCAGCCCGCAAAAGAAGCGTCTGAAGCGGACCCCAAGGACTGATTTGCACATGGATTTGAACCACCACACGGGGGCATCGATCGATGGTTGGGCGCATGTGGCCCAGTCCATCGAAACCATTCTGGTGACCCGGCTGAACACGCGGGTGTTCATGCGTCAGTTTGGGTCTGATGTCCCTGCGATGGTGGACATGCCCATGAACGATGCCAACATCATGGCGCTTTATGTGTCGGTTGCTGAAGCGATTGACCGTTGGGAGCCGCGATTTGAACTGACGGATGTGAGCCTTTCAGCTGGTGCTGATGGGGTCATGTCTTTGCAGCTGAAGGGCAACCACATGCCCAACGCCCATTTGGGTGACGACACGGTTGTGAATGATGAAACGCAAGTCATCCGGGTGCAGGGCACCCGCGTGGACAATTGGAGCCTTGCCGCATGAGCCGTTTTGCAGCCCTGGACCTTTCGACTTTGCCTGACATGTCTTCTGTGGCGGTCTTGGATTTCGACGCCATTCTGGAAGCGCGCCTTCAGGAATTGGAAGCGCAGCTGTCTGAAGTGTTCGAAGCCCCAAAGGTCGCTGAAGCGATGGCGCTTGCGCGCAACATTGCGGCCAGTCCGATGCGTTACCTGAATGAAGCAGCTGCAGCGCGTGAACTGTATCTGTCAAACCAAATCAACACCGCCATTCGGTCTGCGTTTCTTTCGACGGCGCGCGGCCCTGACCTTGACCAGATTGGCGCAAATCGCGGGGTTGTGCGGAAGGTTCTGGATGATGCGGACCCAAAGAACATCATTCTGGAAAATGATGAAGCATTCCGTGCCCGCATTCAGCTGGTCATGGAAGCCTATTCACCGCACGGAACGGAAGGGTCTTATGTCTATTGGGCGCTGGATGCGGATGACCGGGTTGTGGATGTCGCTGTCTATGGTCCAAACCACGGGCTGGACCCTGCCATTCCTGCAGCTGAACCAAAGATGGTTGTGCTGTCGTCAGAAGGTGATGGAACGGCTGACGCAGCGTTGCTGGAAGCTGTCTTCGACAACTGCACCCCTGACATGCGCCGTCCGGTCGCTGACAAGCTGACGGTCATTTCTGCGACCCCTGTGCCCTATCAAATCCAAGCTGTGCTGCACGTCACGTCAGCGGCGTCTGCGGGTGTCGTGCTGGCTGCGGCGCAGGCCACGGCTGAAGCATTCATCAGCAACCGCCTGCGGATTGGCCGCAAGCTGTATCGCACGTCTTTGGCTGCTGCTTTAAGCGTTGACGGTGTTGTGGATGTGGTCATCACGCATCCGGCTGCTGACCTGGATATTGGGCCATTTGAAGCGCCTTATTGCACTTCCGTCAATTTGACGGCTGAAGCTGTGTCAGGTGGGTGGCGTGATGTTTGATCGAACGCAAAGCATGCTGCCCAAAACAGCCACGGATTTGGCGCGCGCCTTGGACATCCTTGAAGAACGGCTGTTCATGCTGCCAGTCGCGATGATTTCCAAAGACCCCATGGCGGTTTCTGAAGCCCTGCTGGACCATCTTGCATGGGAAAATTCGGTGGATGTCTGGGATGTCGATTGGCCTGAAGACATTAAGCGCAACGTGGTCGCGATGTCTGCGGAAGTTCACCGCTTCAAGGGTACACCACATGCCATCAAGCGCGCTTTGGATGCCCTGGACGTGCGCACAGAACTGGTCGAATGGTGGCAGGCTGCGCCAGAAGCGGCACCGGGCACGTTCGATGTCACCGCCTATGCGGGGCGGGCGCTTTATTCCGATGAAGAAGTGTTCATCAATCAAAAAATGGTGCGTTCCATCATTGCGGTGATTGAGCGTGTCGCACCCGTGTCACGCGGTTTCACCGTCGCGGTGGGTGCGAAGCTGCGCCTGCAGCCGGTGGGTATGGGTGCAAATGCATCCGCCATCGGCTTTGCGCGGTTCCGCATGAATGTCATCCAGCAGACACCACGTCTGCCCTTGAAATCGACCCCGGCGGGTCACGCATCAGCGATTTCCGTGACGCGCGGACGCATCGCCTAAATTAAGAGGAAGCCAATGTCAGAAACATTCACCCCGGTCATCACTGAAGCGGGTTTCGCAGCCGCGCTTGCTGCTGAAGAAGGCGGCTTCAAGGTAAACATCACCCATGTCGCGGTGGGCAGTTCCGGCTATGTCGTGCCGACAAGCGCCAACGGCAAGGCCACGCAAACCGCATTGTTTGGCGAAAGGCAGCGGGTCGAAATCCAAGACGCGCGCGAAGTCGGAAATGGGCAGACCGATATTTCGTTCGTGGTCGAAGGGCCGGGTGATTACTTCATCAAGGAGGTCGGCTTCTTTCTGGATGATGGCACTTTGTTCGCCATCGCATCGCATCCAACGCAGGGGCTGATTTGGAAGTCGTCGATTTCCCGTGCCGCCATCGCTCTGGAATTGGTTCTGGAAGCGGTTGACCCGTCCAGCATCAACATTGTGTCCGCGGGCCCCCCGCTGCAGCTGTTGCTGACCAAGGAAATCGCACTTCTTTCCACGATTGCTGCGCGCAATGCGCTTGAAAACTTGCGGTTGTCTGACCGCATCCATGACATCACAGGAGAATTTTGATGGTAGAAACAACCTATGAAGCGCAGGTTCGGCAAATAGCCGCATTCGATGATTTGCTGGAATATTTCCAGGGACAGAAGCCACGTTGGGATGGCGACGTTGCAGCCGCGCGTGCTGCCTATGCGGCGCTTTCCGGTGACCTTGTGGGGTTGATCTCGAATCAGATGAAATACACAGCTTTTGTTGACCCCGATGATCCTGCGCCGACAAATGTTGATGGCGGCGTTTTTAATACGATCAAGGAAGCAATTGAGACTGCGCCCTGCGGGGCGTTTGTCACGGTAAACCTAATGAGTGGGAAAAGTCATACTCTGAGCGAGTTCATTTACGGCTTCAACCGTTCCGTTTGGATCACGAAATGGGGGGCAGGTGATAAGCCGGTAATCGACGTTGAAAGCAAAAAATCCGATACCCATAACTATGTGATCAGCTTCCGGTTTGATATCGGTGGGGCGTTGAAGTTCTCCAGTGTGGATATCGTTTTCCGGCCATTTTTGGATGCAAACTTGGCCCTTTCATCTGACCGGTCACTAATCAGCTATCACCCCTATTGTGTACAAAATGCAGAGTTTCATGGCTGTGAAGTTTCGGGGCCTGATGGGGTGGCTTTGATGAACGCGGCTGGTGGTACTCGCGTAAGCCTTGGGCTTAAAACCGTGGTTCTGGATGGTCTGATTTACGGGCTGGTTAATGGGAGCCTAGGTGCATCTGTGATTTCCACTTACTCGGTGACTTTGCTCAACGGCGCTGAAATAAAATCTGCCGGAGTTTCCGCTGGCAACATTCTTCAAACATAAAGGTTCGAAATCATGGAATTTGATATTTCACACGAGGGCCGGAAAACGCTTTCTGTCGACCGC